AACGTATCTTAATCTTTATGCGATATTTGAAAGTTCCCCAGATTCTAATGTGATATTTGAAAAGAATGAAAGGCGGTATTGATGGTGAAACCTACAATTATGAGCACGCCTAACTTTGGATATAGAAACGCCATGGGCGCGACAGGTGGGCGTGGAATAAAAGGTCGACACGGACATAACGTTGAAGTTTTAGTTTTTCATGTATGGGGGGGCGATTTTAATACTGGGACTAGAAGATGGTTCTTTAACCCCAATACAAATGTTAGTTATAATGATCTCGTACTTAAAAATGGCGATTGGATACAATTAGTTGATCCGTTTGATTCTTCATGGGCAAACGGAGCAGTTAATAAACCACTTTGGAAAGGCATTAAACGTCAACCAAATGGTCGAATAATAAACCCAAATCTTTATACCCACGCAATTGTTAGAGAAGGGCATAATCATGTAATTACACCGGCTCAAGAAAAAACTCTCGTGTATATAGCAAACCATAGAGCCGAACAACATCAATTAGACCAAAACAAAATACAATTTATAGGGCATAACCAAATAGATTCTATTAATCGATCGTTTTGTCCTGGAAGCGGGTTTGTTTGGGAAAGATTTCTTTCTTCAGTTGGTGCTATAGGTAAAATAAACGAGTACACCGTTGTAAGGGGCGATTCTTTTTGGCGAATTGCTAGAAGATTTGGTATTACTGTTCCTGAGCTTGCTGGGGCTAATCCACATATTAAAGACCCATCTAAACTTTATCCAGGAGAACGACTTAATATTCCGGAAAGGTAGGTTAAAAATATCATGATTATTTCTCTTTGGGTAGTTCTCTGTGTCGCGATTGAATTTTTAATTGAAGTCTTAAAACAAATTTTTCCAATTATAAATACTAAAATCAAAGGTGTAGACAATGAGAGGGTAATCGCTTTTATATTTGGGCTCCTAATGTGTTTTGGGGCATCTATCGATTTTTTTAGAATGCTTGGTATAACGTATAATATTCCTTACGTTGGTTATATTCTTAGTGCGATATTTCTTGCCGGAGGTAGCGGTAAACTTCACGATTTTATAAAAGCGATAAATACTATAACTGGAAAAAACGAGATCTTATCATTTAGTGAGATGCGTGCGCTTATTGGAAACAGCGCTTCGTCAAAGCCTATTGATAAATGATATTTGAAAGTTCCCCAGATTCTCATGCGATATTTGAAAGTTCCCCAGATTCTCATGCGATATTTGAAAGTTTCTCAGATTCTAATATGATATTTGAATTTTTATAATACCTCGAGAGGGGGAGGCAAAGTGATAGTATTTAAACATACGGGCGATTTTAAACGTACTAAGCGTTTTTTTGATAGAGCGCCAAAAGTCAATCATAGACAAATTTTAGACATGTACGGTCGAGAAGGCGTTCGTGCACTTTCCGCAGCAACACCTGTTGATACGGGATTAACTGCCTCCTCCTGGAATTACGAGGTCCGAATCTTTAGAGGTCGCTCATTGGTTCGCTGGACAAATTCACACGTTAATAAAGGGATCCCAATAGCAATCCTTATACAATATGGACACGCGACAAGACAAGGCGGAGTTGTTCAAGGACGTGATTTTATTAACCCGGCACTTAGATCGATATTTGACAAACTTGCTAATGCGGCATGGGAGGAGGTAAAAGCCTTATGAGTCGGCCTATTGATCATAGAATTGTTGAAATGCAATTTAATAATCGTCAGTTTGAGTCTGGTATAAAAGATAGTATTACCTCGCTTGATCAACTTAGAAAGGGATTAAATCTAAGTAACGCAGTTCAAGGACTATCGAATTTAAATGCCGCAGCTCGAAACTTCTCGCTATCAAAAATTTCTGATGGGGTTAACTTACTTGCTAATCGATTTAGTACTTTAGGTATAGTCGGAATGACCGTACTACAAAATCTTACAAATGCGGCCGTCAATGCCGCAAAACGAATTGTTGCATCGTTTACCATAGACCCTATAATGGCTGGGTTTCAAGAGTATGAAACGCAGATGAATGCTGTCCAAACAATCTTAGCCAACACTCAAGGTGGAAATCAGAAAATTAATCAACAAGCTGTCGCGGCAATTAAAGAGTCAGCCGCAGCTGCGTCACAAGCCGCAATAAACTCTAGTGCACGGGCGTCTCAAGGCATAGCAAGATCACACGAAGAGCGTCTTGACGCGTATAAAAAACTAGCAGATAAAGAATTAGATGTACTTGAAAATAAACACGCTAAAGCTAAAGAGGCTCTAGATAAAGCAATTGATCAGGAATCTAGAGCGCTTAATGAAGCGCATAGAAAAAAACTTAAGTTATATGCTGAAGAATATATGCAGAAACTTAAAGTTATAGATGAAGATCGATATAATAAATTAAAAGTTATAAATAGAGAAATCGATGCACTTAATGATTTAACTAAATCAGAAGAAAGAGCTTTAGAACTAGCCGAAGAAAGAAAGCGTATTGAAGAGTTAGAAGAAAGAGTTAGAAGAGCGCCAAATATGAAGGCGCGCATTGAAGCCGAGCAAGATCTTGCCGATCTCAGAGCAAGAATTGCACGTAAACGTCTTCTCGAAGAGAGAGGCGCACAAATTGAAGAACTTAAAACGCGAAGAGAAGCGGTTGAAGAAGAATATAATAAAATGGCGGCACAATTAAAAGCCGAACATGACGAAAAAGTAGAAAAAGAAAACGAACTTCATAAAATTACATCTGATAATCTTAAAGAACAACATCGAGAAAAAGAAAGAACTTTAAATTTAACACATAAAAAAGAAAGAGAGTTTTTAACAGACCAACATGCGGCTGAAATACGAGCAATTAGTAAACGTCAATCAGCAGCTATAGGTGGATTAAATACGCAACAAGCAGTAGCGCTTAGACATATTGAGGAACGGAAAAACGCCGAACTTAAGGCGCTTACAGAAGCTTCAAAACAGCAGACAAAAGGGTCTACATTAGAAGACGTCAATAAAGCTTTAGACGAGTTAAATACGTATGCCGATAAAACAATTTATAATTTTACCGAAATGACTCGTAATATTGGAACGTTTACGGCTGCTGGTTTTGATTTAGACACGTCAGTAAGAGCAATAAAAGGTATAGCAAATTTAGCAGCGGTATCCGGGTCAAATCCTCAACAAGCAGCTACTGCAATGTATCAATTATCACAAGCATTAGCAACCGGAACCGTAAGATTAATGGATTGGAATTCAGTTGTTAATGCTGGTATGGGCGGAAAAGTATTTCAAGAAGCTTTAAAAGAAACGGCACGAGTACATGGAGTCGAAATTGACCAAATCATCATGAATCAAGGCAGTTTTAGAGATAGTTTACAATCAGGCTGGTTAACCGCGGAAGTCTTATTGGATACCTTATCTAAATTCACTGGAGATTTAACTAAAGAACAGTTAAAATCCCAAGGGTATACAGAAGATCAGATAATCTCCATTATAAAACTCGGTGATATGGCTAATGCCGCTGCTACAAATGTTAGGACTTTCACACAATTAATGGGCACTTTAAGAGAAGCAGCTCAGTCCGGATGGTCTCATACTTGGCGGATTATTATAGGCGACTTCGAAGAAGCAAAAACCTTATTGACTGGAATTAGTAATGTTGTCGGCGGGTTTATTGGTAGGTCGGCGGATGCTCGTAACGAGATGTTAAGACAATGGAAAGCTCTTGATGGTCGAGCGGATCTCATTAAAGGGATTACAAACATCTTTAATGGTCTTGGTCAGGTTCTTAAACCTATAGGTGAAGCGTTTCGAGAGATCTTTCCGCCAATTACTGGGGAAAGACTTAGTGAAATAACAAAAGCTTTTAAAAATTTAACTGAAAACTTCAAAATAGGAGAAGAAACAGCCAGTAAAATAAAGAATACATTTAAAGGTGTCTTCTCAGTATTTAGTATCGTCGTACAAGTAGTTAAAGCTACTTTTAGAGGCATGGCAAATTTAATTGAAAGTTTCGGTCCAGTAAGAGATGGATTCCTATCAGTAACAAGCGTGTTAGGCGGATGGGTTGTAGTACTAGCTGATTCGCTTGAAAAGACCGATTTATTTGGAAGAACCATGACTATTATTGGAGACGTGTTAGGTTGGTTTATTGATTTATTAAAAAATGCATTTTCAGAAATGACCAGTCTTACAACGATGTTTGAACAGGTTAGTAAGGTTATAACTGTTATATTTAGCGCTCTTCGCGACACATTTAGTGGGGCGTTTGAGGGGATTAGTTTTGATAACGTAATGGATTTTATTAAGACGGTAATGACCGGAGGGTTTTTAGTATTTATTGGGCGATCTATAAAAACTTTTATGGACTCTCTCACCGGGGTTACAGAGGGCGTTGGGGGTTTTAAAGCTAAAATTCTTGAAGTCTTTGATGGGCTTCTTGGTGGACTAACAGCCTGGCAAAATCAATTACAAGCAAATAATCTTTTAAAGATAGCATATGCTGTTGGTATATTAGTAATAGCATTAATTGCTTTATCTTTTATTGATCCGGCTAAACTTGCTAATGCGGCAGTAGCTATGGGGTTTGTCTTTGCGGAATTATTTATGGCGCTATCTGTGTTTAATAAAATGATGCTTAACCCAGCATCATATTTAAAAACAATGTTTGCGATAGGCGCGTTAATAGGAATGAGCGTTGCGATTCTTGTCCTTTCGTCAGCAATAACTAGACTATCAACGATAAGCCCAGAGGAAGTTATGAATGGCGTTGTTGCTGTTGCGGCTTTAGTTGCTATTTTAGTTGGTATGTCTAAATATATGGATAAAAAGGCCGGGTCGTTACTCAGAGCATCGATTGGTTTTATCGTTATTGGCGTGGCTATACGTATTCTTACTGGGGCTATTAAAACTCTTGGCGCCATGGATACGGCTGAACTAACTAAAGGGCTTATATCTCTTGGTATAATACTATTAATGATGGGAACGTTCGTTAATAAATTGAAAGCTAAGAATCTTTCAATGAAAACGGTTTTTGTATTTTTAGCATTATCTGTAGCACTTAGAACGATGGCAAAAGTAGTTAAAGATATGGGAAGTCTATCTTTAAGCGAAATTGGAAGAGGGCTTTTAGCATTAGGCGGAGCTTTAACTATTATTCTTGCTGCTATGAAACTTATGCCTACGAAGAAAGTAGTTAGTTCTGCGTTCGCTATAACGATTATTTCCGGTGCTTTATTAATGTTATCCTTCGCATTAAAGTCGCTAGGGGCAATGGAATGGGACGTCATTGGTAGAGGGTTATTTGCTCTGGCAGGGGCGTTATTAATCATCTCAATCGCTATTAAAACGATGCAAGGATTTAAAGCGGGGGTTCTTTTATTAGGCCTCGTCGTCGGAGCAATTAACCTACTTGTGCCTTCTTTAATTTTATTAGGAATGCTTCCATTAAAAAATATAGGTGCCGCGTTATTAGCGCTTACAGGAGTATTTACAATTTTAGGGGTTGCTGGATTATTACTTAAACCGTTAGCTCCTGTTATATTACTCCTCTCAGGAGCAATTTTATTACTTGGTCTGGCGACTTATGCTATAGGCGCAGGGTTATTAAAATTTGCTATGGGGTTAACTGCGATAATCCTTCTTGGTTCAGCAGGGATAGCGGCTATTATGGGCGTTTTAACTTGGGTTATTTCATTAATCCCAATAATTGCACGAAAAATTGGAGAAGGGCTTATTATAATAATAGACGTTATTGCCAATAGCGGCCCAGTTTTAGTGAAAGCATTAGTAACAATATTAAATACCTTATTAGATGCGATAATTGAGATTATACCAAAAGCGGTTAATACTATTTTTATTCTTGTCACTTCTTTATTAGAAGCTCTTTTAAAACACGTACCTCGGATAATCCAGGTTGGGGGCGAGCTTATTATAGCCCTGTTAAAAGGACTTGGAGCTAACATCGAAGAGATCACAAAAGCGGGCGTAGACCTCATATTAGCTTTCTTAAGAGGACTCAGCTCCAGGATATTTGCTATCGTTGACACAGCCTTTCAAATCATCATTAGATTTATTAATGGTTTAGCAGAGGCTGTCAGAAAAAATTCCAGAGCCTTATTCCGCGCAGTTTCTAATTTAATCAGCGCCATTATCTCTGCGATATTTGAGCTCATGGGCGGGATTATAAACGTTGGCGGAGAAATTATTAAAGGTCTCATCAAAGGGATAGGCGGCATGGCAAAAGAGCTTAAAAACGCCATAATTGGCGTTGTTGGTGGGGCATATGACTCGGCTAAAGAGTTTCTTGGTATTTCTTCACCATCTAAACTCTTTGCAGATTTAGGTTTAAATTTAGGCGAGGGGTTTATTATTGGAATTAATAACATGTCTGGAAAAGTTGCTAAGACGTCAGAAGAACTTGGTATGACGGCGGTAGATGTAATGAAGCGCTCGCTATCAAAACTTTCTAACGTTTTTAGTGAGGATTTAGATATGCATCCAACTATTAGGCCCGTCATCGATATGACGGATGTTGAAAAAGGACTAAACTCAACTTTTAACAAAGGTCAAATGATCGATGTCTCTGGAGTGATTAATAAGGCGGCTCTATCACAACGTTCTGATCAGAGAACGTATGGTACAGACGTTGGCTCATCTATGACAGATAATTCAAGAATCTCAATCGTCAATAATTATGTCGTCCGTAATGACGACGATATTCGTACAATTAGTCGTGCTCAGAAGAATTTACTTGATAGATACAGTTACGCGAAGGGGGTAGCGGCAACATGAGACCAGATATGATAGGTCGTTTTCAGTTTAATAATATTGAAAGCGATATTTTTAACCTAGTATGTAAATCTGTTAAGCGGCCGTTACTCCCGGCCGTAAAAACTAAACGAATTGAGCTACCAGGTTTATCTGGTGCGTACGACTTTGACGAGCATGAATATAGCTTGAGATCGGTAACTATGCGTATAGTATATTTGGGTACGGATTATACTGAATTACGTACTCGTGCTCGCGATATTGCTGCCTGGTTAAGTACCAGTAACTGGGCAAAATTAATCATTCATGACGAGCCAGACAAATATTACCTCGCAAAGGTCAGTGGCGAGATTGATTTGGAGAGTTTGTGGGGGTCTGGGTCTAGTGACATAACGTTTGACTGCCAACCTTTTGCGTATTCTATTACAGAGTCTATATTTAATTTCCCAGTAAACCAGCCAACCCAATTTATATTTTCTAATCCAGGAACAAGAGTCATTAATTATAAAAGTCCGCCTGGAAGTAAATTTCTAATTAAGGTTGTTGGGTCATGGACGACTTTATCGTTGGTTTTGAATGGTAAAACATTAACTTATACTGAGGCGGGGAATGGTACTGCGATATTTGACAATGTTGAGATGGAGGTTGCTCTTAACGGGATAAATAAATTTCGCGCGCTTACGGGCGACATAGATACCTTTCTGCATTTATGCCCGGGTAATAATACACTACAAGTTAATGGTACGACGCTTAATATTATAGTGTCAATCGAGTTTATTCCATTATGGATCTAGTGAAAGGGAGATGGCGCTATGATTAAAATTCTAGATGCAAACCTTAATAGATTAGGCGTCATTAGAAACGTCATCGACTGTACACGTAGAGAAGAGATTAATGGAGAGAATATTCTCGACTTTAATGCGGTATTAGACGCCAAATTAAATGAATTAATCAACGAAGATACGATATTTGAGTTAGACGATGACTACTTTGACGCGGCAGTGATAGAGAAAAACGCAAATGAGGACGGCACATATACTGTTAATGTAGAATGCGATCATGTCTCATATCGCCTTAATAACCCCATATATAACGAAGAATTCTTTACTGAGACGGGTACACCAAGTTATATTTTAGGTAAGATTCTGAACGGTACTGGTTTTAACATCGGTACCGTTAGTTTTACTAACGTAATCGTATATTCGGCACAAGAGGCTAAAAGTAGAAGACAGCTTCTCATGGAACTTGTTGCATATTTAAAGGGGGAAATCCGCCTACGTAAGTTTGATGTAGATATTCTGATACGAAGAGGGTCGTCCGAAGCAAAACCTGCGATTAAGGATCGTAGCGTTAAAGTTATAAATAAAACAATTAATAAGCGCGAACTTGACGAGTCGGGTGCCCCTCTTGTATCGTATAAATGTACTCCTATATATTTACCTGACGATGTTTATACTCTTGGTGACGACGTTCGACTTACGAATAAAGATCTTAATATTAATGAGGATCTTCGTGTCGTTAGTATAAGTATAAATCCATACAATAAAATGACCTCTATATTTGAGTTTGCTAATTATGTGAATGGTTTAGAGAGTCATTTATATCGAATAGCTACTTCGTCAGTGATAAAGGATAAACTTTATAACGGGACGCGTATTGGCCCAGAGTTTGGTTTTGAGGCGGTACGCAACGATAAATTAGCTCGTGCATATTTTCGTAGTGACGGAATGGTGTTTCAATCGGGCGATGGGTTAGGTAATTGGCGGGATCGGTTATATTATGAGTATGACTCTGTTATGGACGAATCGATGCTTATTTTTGATGGAAAGTTATCCGCGAACGTAATTTCTGCAATTGAAGCCGATATTGATGTGGTTGTCTCTAATACGACTGTTACAAACATGTTGTACGCAGAAAAAGGTAATATTTCGGAATTAACGGTCGACCAGCTCGATACAAACACGAAAGTACAAAAATATTTAAATAGAGATACATCTTCAATTGCTTATATGAAACTTCATGAACAACGTTTACAATTTATTGAGGCACATACTAATGGGAGTCAAACAATACAATTAACAGATCGACATGGTCAATCTTTATATTGGCTCGATGAATTACGAAAAGGCTCTACAAAAAACGTTACAGATTGGCCTATTATGGTTTATACGTATAATGAAGCAATAAAGATGGAGATATTTTTTGAATTTGATCCGATAACAGGGCTTAATATTCCCAAAATGAATTGGGGCGCGGGACATGGAGTGCCTGGGCATCCAGATAGAGGTAAAGGATTTATTTATAAAGAACAAAATGCTTTAGTGTTAGAGTACGCGCGTTCTGATGGAGAACTCGCCTCGATAAGGCTCGGAGAGGAGGGCGTTGATGTTGGAGTTCATGAATTTGTCGAATATGATCTTCTTACGTGGGACCCTAATGGTGTAACTTTAAACTTTTTCGGAAATTACACTATGGAACCAGCGAT